GCTGAGCAAAGAAAGGTTGGTAATGCTCAGCGGTCGCTCGAATCATTAGACTCTGTAGTTGATAAAGCATTCTTTGATGGCACAAGAATTCGCAATCAACAAAAAACAGAAAGAACTGCACTTAATTTTGTGATTGAAAATTCAGATGCTAAGATTGAGAAACTTACCTCTGACCTGGTGCCACTCCGCCGTTCTAACATAGAATCTGAAGCGAAAATTGGTCCATTAAAATATATCGCAGAATTAATTTATGGCAAGGATGAAGCCGCAAATTATTTCGATAGTGCAGTTCGCTTTGTTATTATTTTAATTGTTCTTGTATTTGATCCATTGGCTGTTCTTTTGTTGATTGCTGCAAACATCAGTTTCTCTCAACCAAAAAAGAAAGAGGATGATGTTGAGCCAAAGGAGCCGAAACAAAAGAAGCCAAATTATATTGTTGAAAAGATCGAAACAGTTCAAGCAAAGCGAAAGAAAAAGAAAAAGGTTGCTTCTGAGCCAGAAGTAGAGTACAATAAAGGTATGGGAAAGAGCATCTACAACTTTATGATGCGCGATGATTTTGGTATAACACACACAGATAAGGTGGAAGATAATGAGCCTACTCGAAAAACTAAAGAAAAACACAACGATTAAAGACACTGCTATCCTTGCGAAGTCTAAATTCTTCGCTGCCAAGGATATGATTCAAACAAAGATCCCTGTAGTGAATGTTGCATTCTCTGGCGATCTTGATGGGGGTTTCATTCCTGGACTTACCATGTGGGCTGGTCCGAGCAAGCACTTCAAGACAGCATTCAGTCTCTTGATGGCAAAGGCATATCAAGACAAGTATCAAGACGGTGTTGTTCTGTTCTATGACTCAGAGTTTGGCACTCCGCAAAACTACTTCACTTCGTTTGGTATTGATATGGAGCGAGTTATTCATACTCCAGTCACCGATGTTGAACAACTGAAGTTTGATATTATGAATCAGTTGTCAAATATTGAGCGTGGTGAGCGAGTGATGATTGTGATTGATTCGATCGGCAATCTTGCGTCAAAGAAAGAAGTTGAAGATGCGCTTGAGCAAAAGTCTGTCGGTGACATGACTCGTGCCAAGCAAATTAAATCCCTGTTCCGTATGGTGACACCACACCTTACACTGAAGGACATTCCTATGGTCGTGGTAAATCACACCTATAAAGAAATTGGTCTATACCCCAAGGATATTGTCGGTGGCGGCACAGGCTCTTACTACTCTGCTGATAATATCTACATCCTTGGTCGTCAGCAAGAAAAGGATGGCACTGACCTAATTGGCTATAACTTTATTATTAATGTGGAGAAGTCCCGCTATGTTAGAGAAAAGGCTCGTATCCCTGTCACTGTTCGTTTCGATGGTGGCATTTCTAAGTACAGCGGTCTTCTTGACATGGCACTTGAGTCGGGTCATGTAACCAAGCCAAGCATGGGCTGGTATGCCAAGGTTGATCGCTCAACTGGTGCAATCGATGGTAAGAAGTGGCGTATTGCTGACACTGAATCTCCAGAGTTTTGGGATAGCATTCTTGCCGATGATTCATTCAAGGATTGGATTCGTAAAACATATCAATTTAGTTCAGCCATGGGGAACAGTGAATTAACTGTTGACACGGATGATGAGGAATAAAATTGTTGATTTGATTGCCAAATACGAATTTTGGTATGCAACGAAATTTACTAAACTTGACAAACACTACACATTTTTCGTTGATTTAAATGGTCCCCCAGGATCATTTGCAATCAAGTATCTTAAGAAATATGATGGTGTGATTGTTGAGTTTGCCAATGTAAAAGTTGATGATGCGGGGTTAATGACATTTGATTATGATGTTATCTCCAATGTGAATAATTGTAATGTAAAGTCCAAAAGTTTCGAACGCTTTACTTCTAATGTAATGCGTAGTATACTTTATGGGGCTGTTGAAAATCTAAAGAAGGGACCGAATGAAAACAGAGAATTTGATCCTATCGAACTTGATTCGGAACGAACCATTTATGAGGAAGAGTTTGCCGTTCCTCAAGAACGAATATCTAAGCGAAAGCCACGAAAGAAAACTGTTCGAAGAAATAAAGCAGTTCATTCTTAAATACAACAATTTGCCACCAGTTGCGGCTCTTGAGATTGCTCTTAAAGAGTCTACCAAACTCACTGAAGTTGAGTTAAATAAGTCGTTGGAATTATTGAAGGAAATATCCAATGACAAAGCAGAACAACAACTTGGCTGGCTACTTGATACAACGGAAAAATTCTGTCAAGAAAAAGCGATTTACAATGCCATCATGGATTCCATCCAAATCTTGGACGGGAAAGATACTAACAGGGGCAAAGGAAGCATTCCTACTCTTTTGTCTGATGCTCTGGGGGTTAGTTTCGATCCTCACATTGGTCATGACTTTTTGGATTGTTACGCTGATCGGTATGATTTCTATCATCGTATCGAGAAAAGAATCCCCTTCGATCTTGAGTATTTCAACAAGATTACTAAAGGTGGATTGCCGCAAAAGACCCTTAACATTGCTCTTGCAGGTACTGGCGTCGGCAAGTCTCTTTTCATGTGTCATGTGGCTGCTAGTTGCTTGGTTCAAAACTACAATGTTCTATACATTACTCTAGAAATGGCTGAAGAGAAGATCGCTGAACGTATTGATGCGAATCTTCTCAACGTCTCTCTTGACGATCTCATGAACATGCCGAAAGACATGTATGAGAAGCGCATGGGTAAACTCAGAGGTTCTGTCAAGGGTAAGTTGATCATCAAGGAATATCCAACTGCGTCTGCGAATCCTGCTCACTTTCGCGCATTGATTAACGATCTTGCACTGAAGAAGAACTTTCGTCCAGATATAATTTTCATTGACTATCTAAATATTTGTGCGTCGGCTAGAATCAAGGCAGGTGCGAATGTCAACTCGTATACCTATATCAAAGCGATCGCTGAGGAACTTCGTGGACTCGCGGTTGAGAACAACGTACCTATTGTTTCAGCTACTCAGACAACTCGCTCAGGATTTAGTAACTCTGATCCTGGGCTGGAAGACACTTCAGAGAGTTTTGGTCTCCCTGCTACTGCTGACTTTATGTTTGCTCTTGTTAGTACTGAAGAACTGCAGCAATTGAATCAGTTGCTTGTGAAGCAGTTGAAGAATCGATACAACGATCCTAACCTCCATAAGAGATTTACTATTGGTGTAGATCGCGCAAAAATGAAACTGTATGACCTTGAACAGAAGGCACAAGACGCTGTAATGCAAGAAGCAGAATCAAAACCTGTCTTTGATCGCGGACGTAGCACAGACAAGTTTAAGAATCTAAAGGTATGAAGTTAGAGAAGGTTCAGAAGAAAATTGATAAACTCTACCCATCTTGGGTCGGAGAGAAATCTGCACCTTCTATTATCCGTGGACTAAACAAAACATTCCACAAATCTATAATCTACTTTACATCAAATAGATACGATGAAGAATATTTCGAGCATCACTCAGTAATCGTCTCTGGACAATATTGTCCAAGAATTCTGTCTACTATTCCAGAGAATATTCTAATAACGTTATCTTTCCCAAAGAAAAGTAAAAAAGTCAAGATTACGGAAAAAGAAGCCGAACATTTGGCTGTTAAGATAACACGAGCCATTCATCACGAGTATAGACACAAACACCAGCAACGTGGGCGTGGATATGTCTATACAAAGCAATACACTCCGAAACGAAAACAAGATCGTCTGAAGGTCATGTATTATGGTAATCCAGACGAGATTGATGCTCATGCATATGAGACACAGGCTGAGAACTTCGATATAAATAAGTTACGAAAGGCTCATAAAATTGGCTGGAGAGAATCTGAAGCCATCTTTATGTATCGCAAAAACTTTCGGGATCAAGATCCTAAAGTTTGGAAAAAGTTTTTAAAGAAGGTTTATAAAAATGGCACTAGGAACTGGAGTTGAACTTGAGTGGGCTATAGTTTATCATTCTCTAGTTAGAGGTGGTGCTAACCCAGAAGAAATAAAAAATAGAAATAAGAGAGCACAAGGAAAAATACAGCCTTATGCAAGCATAAATGATCAAGCGATTAAAGCAGTAAAAGAAGTTGAGGGTGTAATAGGAAAATCTAATTTAAAATATTGCTATCACTCTGATGAATATTCTGGTGGTATTACAGGTATACCAGAACCAAAAACAGATGTTGTTTATGACACAAAAGTTAAATTGTATAAATGTTCTGTAAAAATGGAAGGTGCTGTTCAATTAGCATCTGGGCAAGGCAAAAGCACAGCGCAAGTATTTAAATTAGTTGCCGAAAATGTGGGATCAGGAAATATCCCCAAAAATTTAAAAACTCTAATTTCAGATTTAGGAGGATTACCAACTAGACTAGCGTCAGTTTCAAATATACAAAGAATTAAGAGTAATCCTAAATTAGCAAAAGAATTTATTAAAGGAAAATCTATTACCAGAGATAAATTATATGAAAGTTGGTTAGAAAATAATAAACCAGCAATAATGAAATCTCTAATGGATTACGTGCAAAAAGACAAAGAATTTGCTTTTGCATTAATTAAAGAGGCTATGACTGGCGATCTATTATTTAAAAATAACAAATTAGCTGCAGCGAACTATATACTTACTCCTAACG